ATTATGTAGTGTCTAATACTATAACTGCTAGACCAACTCAATTAACTACCCTAGATAAAATAATTTTAACTGCCGATGGAGTTGATGTTATCGCTATAACTAACGCTCCCGAGGGTACTTTTACAGCAACTAATGCCGCTACGCATGAAACCGTATCAGGCACAATCAACGGTACTGATACTTTCGCTACAACTATTTCAGGTACTTATAAAATTAAAATTGAATCATTTCCTTATCTTCCTTTTGAAACTACTATTGAGGCAATCTAATGGCATTTGTAATAACCAAGCCTCTAGCCGAGCATCAAGTTAATTACATAGCTACCATTAATCAGATGGCAAGTGACAAGATCACCGCTAAGTATCCGATCTACAAGCAACTAAACATTGCCAGAACGTCTGATGCAGAAATAATGAATACATGGGTAGACAGCATCAGAGCCTTAGCTCAAGCTGCTAAAGCAGTCATACATGCAGCTCCTTCTATTGTTGAGATCAGGGCTGCTATTACCGACTTCACTACAGGCATAAACACTTTCTAAAGGATATAAAATATGGAAAAATTAGAAGAGCAAGAACTAAAACATAACTACTTGGAAGAGTCTGAAGAGGACAGTCAGCATAAGCCAATGGTTGACTGGAAGAATCCACCCAAAGTAGGTGATCTAAACCAAGACTACATTGATGCTAAACAAGACCATTCCATGCAACAAGCTAGGATATATCGCTGGCTAGATAACCTGAATGTGACTGGATCAGCCAGAGTAAAGAAGTTACCTGGTAGAAGTAGCCATGTACCTAAGTTGATACGTAAGCAAGCTGAATGGCGCTATGCCTCTTTAAGTGAGCCGTTCTTAAGTACTGAAGACATCTTCACAGTATCACCGGTCACTTTTGAAGATAAGAAAGGTGCAGTACAGAATGAGTTGATCTTAAATAACCAGTTCAATACCAAATTATCTAAAGTAAGATTCATTGATGAGTTCGTTAGGACCGTAGTAGACGAGGGTACAGTGATTATCCGTACTGGTTGGAAGTACCGTGAGGAAGTCATTCAGATTGACGTACCTGTTTATAGCTATGAGCCTACCCAAGATCCACAGGCTCTACAGCTACTACAGAGTGTTCATGAGGCTAGTCAATCTGATCCACAAGCATTTGCTAGTGTACCGGAAGAGCTTAAGCAAGCCTTGGTTATTACGATAGCACACGGTATTCCCGTTGCTCCTATCCTGACAGGTTATAAGAAGGAAGACCAAACCAAGGTGACGGCTAATCATCCTACGGCTGATATATGTAGGTTTAGTGACGTGGTAATAGATCCTACTTGCATGGGTGATCTGCGTAAAGCTGGTTTTGTTATTTATAGCTTCGAGACTTCTATTTCTGAACTAGAGAAAGATGGGATCTATCATAATTTGGATCGTATTACAGTATCTGATCATTCTCCGTTAATGGAGCCAGACTATATCAGTGATGTTAATACTAACTTTAGATTCAAAGATAAACCCAGACAAAAGTTAGTGGTAAAAGAGTACTGGGGTTTCTGGGATATTCACGATACAGGTATCGTTCAACCTATCGTAGCCTCCTATGTAGGTGACACGATGATTAGGATGGAAGAGAATCCCTACCCAGATAAAGAGTTACCTTTTATCATTGTTCAGTACTTACCTGTTAAGAAATCAGTCTATGGTGAACCTGATGGTGAGTTATTAGAAGAGAACCAAAAGATTATTGGTGCTGTTACTAGAGGTATGCTTGATGTTATGGGTCGAGGTGCTAATGGACAAACAGGTATACGTAAGGATGCCTTAGACGTAGTGAATAAGCGTAAGTTTGCTAAGGGGGATGACTACGAATTTAATTCTAATGTTGATCCAAGACAAGCTTTCCACATGCACACCTATTCAGAGATTCCACAGTCTGCTGGAACTATTCTACAGATGCAGAATGCTGAAGCAGAGTCACTGACAGGCATTAAAGCATTCTCCAATGGCATTAGTGGGGCAGCTCTAGGAAACACCGCTACAGGCATCAGAAGTGCTTTAGATGCTTCATCTAAGCGCGAACTAGGTATCCTGAGAAGATTGGCTGAAGGTATTACCCACATGGGTAGAAAGTTCATTAGCATGAATGCAGAGTTCTTATCTGAAGAAGAAGTGGTTAGGGTTTCTAATGCGGAGTTTGTTCCGGTTAGAAGAGATGATCTTTCTGGTGACTTTGATTTGAAATTATCTATTAGCACTGCTGAAGAAGATAACCATAAAGCAGAAGAACTGTCTTTCTTGTTACAGACGACTGCACAGTCTAGTGATCCTGAAGAAGTTAGAATGATTCGTGCAGAGATTGCTAGATTAAGAAAGATGCCTGACTTGGCTAAACGTATTGAAGAGTATCAACCCCAAAAAGATCCATTAGCAGAGAAGGAAGCTGAGTTAAGGATTCAATTATTAGAGGCGCAGGTACAGACTGAGAGAGCTAAAACACAAAGTCATGGTGCTACTGCTGTATTGGATCAAGCTAGGGCTGCAACTGAGCAAGCTAAAGTAAGGCATTATAATAGTTCTTCTGATCTTAAAGACTTAGAGTTTGTAGAAACCGATACCGGCACTACACAAGAACGTAAGTTACAACAGTCAGGCGCACAAGCAAGAAGTAATATGGATCTGGAAATGCTTAAGCATCGCTTGGGTCAGAAGACTACTGCATAAGTATACGTAAGACTATACTTATATAATATAGAAGTGTATTATACCGTCTAAGTCAGCTGAGTTTAGCTGTTAGATACTTTTAATCATCTCAGTAACTTCCAAGTAAGTTACGAGGACACAAGCGAGGATAGTCATGTCACAAATTGAAGAAGTAGAAATTGGTATTGAGCAAGCTAGAGCAATGATTTCTAGGGCAACTGCGTTAGCTAATCTGTTTAGCAATAAGGATTTTAAATTGGTTATTACAGAAGGCTACTTAAAAGAAGAAGCCGTTAGACTGGTATTGCTAAAAGCTGATCCAAGTACATCTAGTGAAGAAATGCAAGATAGCATTGCTGATGGTATTACTGCTATTGGTCACTTCAATCAGTATTTAAGAACCATACAAGCACTAGGTAGTATGGCTGCTAAGTCTCTTGGTGAATACGAAGACTTACGTACTGAACTATTAGACGAGGGTGAGTAATGGCTTTAGATACTGAAGTACAAGCTGATGACTTAGATTATCTATCTATGTCCGATGATGACTTAGGGGAGTATCCAGAAGATACCCTAGCCCAAGAAGCTGATGAAGCTGCGATTGGTTTTACTGGTGAAGTTGAAGTAGTAGGAGCAAGACCTGCTACAGACGAAGAGACTGAAGCTGCTGCTGAAGTAGATGGAGATTCTGTAGAAGGTCCTGAAGAGGAGTCTGAAGAAGAAGGGGATGACGAAGCAGAAGAGTCCTCAGAGTCTACAGAATTAGACTTTGCAGAAGAGTTTAAGAAACTTACCGCACCATTTAAAGCTAATGGTAAGAACATGCAGATCAACACTGTTGATGAAGCTAGAACCTTGATGATGATGGGTGCTAACTACAACAAGAAGATGGCCGGTTTAAAACCGTCTCTGCGTATCTTAAAGACGCTGGAGAACAACGGTCTTCTTGATGAAGACAAATTAAATTACTTGATTGACCTCGATAAAAAAGATCCTGGTGCAATTAATAAACTAATGAAGGACAGTGGTATTAATCCACTGGACTTAGAAGAAGACGGTGCTAGTGCTTATAAGCCCAAAGCTTACAATGCTACCAATAGAGAAGTGGAACTTGATTCTGTACTCGATGACATTCGAGATACACCTACATTTAAAGACACTATTGATATTGTTGGTAATAAGTGGGACGACAGTAGCAGGAGGGTTTTAGTAGAAAACCCGTCTATCATTAAAGTGATCAATGATCATGTCTCGGCAGGGATATTTGAGCAAATCACAACTAAGATAGAAAAAGAAAGAATGCTAGGAAAACTGAATGGTGTATCTGACATTGAAGCCTATAAACAAATAGGTGACTTAATGCAGTCTGCGGGTGAGTTTAATGCTAAGAAAGCAGAGGTAGTACTCCCAACTATTCAGGCTACGCCTGTACAGAAGGCTTCAAATATTGATAAGAAACGGGCAGCAGCCTCCACTGTTAAGACGGGTAGATCACCTAAGTCTAATCAAGAGTTTAATCCCTTGGCTTTGTCTGATGAAGAGTTCGCTAAATTATCTGAGAGTAATTTCTCTTAGACCATGCAAATTTATTTAGGAATGATATAACATGCCGTTATCTTATAATGCACCCGTAACAGGTGCGCAGACTGGTACACCTTCTACTGTTGGTACGCAAATTCGTACTGATTTTTATCAAAAGAAAGCGTTAATTGAAGCACGTAAATTACAGTTCTTCGGTCAGTTGGCCGATGTAACTGCAATGCCCAAGAATATGGGTAAGACTATTAAGCTTTTCCATTACTTACCTATGCTCGATGATGCCAACATCAATGATCAAGGTATTGATGCTGCGGGTCTTAGTGTTGTTAATGAAGTAACTATTATCGTGAATGGTCCTGGTCTTGTTAGTACTTCAGGTAAAGGTCTCTATTTCGTAGGTATCGGTACTGATGCTACTACTGCCTTGGCTGCTGCTCAAGCTCTTGTTGTTGCATGGGCATTGAAAGCTAAAACAGTAGGTGGTTTAGGACTAACTGCTGGAACATCGTATGCTACCCTATCTACTACAGGTCTTCCTGCTGTTTCTGCTTATGCACTAGGCTACACCTTCACAGTAAGTACTACTGTTAATAGTACAGGTAACATGTATGGATCATCTAAAGACGTTGGAATCATCACAGGTAAGTTACCTCTGATTGGTGAGTCAGGTGGACGTGTAAACCGTGTTGGCTTTAAGCGTGTTTCTATTGAAGCTACCTTACAAAAGATGGGTTTCTTTGATGAGTATACCCAAGACTCTTTAGACTTTGATACCGATTCTGAATTGGCGATGCACATCAACCGTGAGATGCTTAATGGCGCTCAAGAGTTGACTGAAGACGCTTTACAGATTGATTTGTTAAATGCTGCGGGTGTTATTCGTTTCGGCGGTATTGCTACGTCTACGGCTACTATCACAGGTGAAGGTACTGTCTCTGCGATTACCTATAACGACTTAATGCGTTTGGAAATTGACTTAGACAACAACCGTTGCCCTAAAGCGACTACGATTATCTCTGGTACTCGTATGGTAGATACTAAGACTGTTCCAGCTACTCGCTATATGTACGTTGGTTCTGAACTGGTTCCAATGATTAAGTCTATGGTTGATCCATTCAATCAACAAGCTTTTATCCCATCACATAAGTATGCTGATGCAGGTAACGTAGTTAATGGTGAGATCGGTAAACTAAGTGGCTTCACTATTATCGTGGTTCCTGAAATGATGCGTTGGGAAGGTGCTGGTGCTGCGGTAACTGCTAACTTAGGTTACCGTGAATCTTCAGGTAAGTATGATGTATATCCAATGCTGGTTGTTGGTAGTGGATCATTTACTACTGTTGGTTTCCAAACTGATGGTAAATCTGTGAAGTTTAAAATCTTTAACAAGAAACCAGGTGAAGAGAATGCAACTACAGCTGATCCTTATGGTGAAACTGGTTTCATGTCTATCAAGTGGTTCTATGCAACTATGATCTTGCGTCCTGAGCGTATTGCTCTGATCAAGACTGTAGCTAAATGGTAAGTAAGTAAGTCTATTAGCCCCTCAACTTAACCGTTGGGGGGTTATATTTACTGTTCCAAGCGCAGTAAAACACTTACCTATATTGAATACTATTCCCATAATTTGCCTGATGAAAATTAACCTAAGAGAAATACTATGTTTGAAGTAAACCAAGAAGAATTATTTGAAGATGCTCCGAAAGATGAGCTTACCTTATTAAAAGAACGTGCCACCCTTATGGGCATCCAATACCATCCTAGTATTGGTTTGGATAAGCTTAGAGAAAAGGTCACGTCTGCTCTTAAAGAGCCTGCTGCAATAGAAGGAGTATTAGTAGAAGCGGTACAGGAAGTACAAGAAACCGAAGCTCAAGTCCATGCACGTTATCGTAAAGAGGCTTCTGCTTTAATCCGTGTCAGGCTTACCTGTATGAACCCTGCCAAACAAAGTTGGGAAGGTGAAATCTTTACAGTAAGTAACAGTGTCATTGGAACCATGAAGAAGTTCATTCCTTTTCATGCAGAAGAGGGTTGGCATATTCCTCAAGCTCTACTGAATATGATTCAGGAAAGACAGTACCAAGCTCCCTATACGGAGAGAGGTTCTAAAGGCCAAGAGATGCGTAAGTTTAAGTTAGTTAAAGAATTTTCTATTGAAATCTTACCTAACTTGACAGCCAGCGAATTAAAAGACTTGGCTAACCAACAAGCTATTGCTAACCGTATAGGATAATTAATAATATGACAGCCATAAGCATTACTGAAATTACAGAAGGCTCTATAGAAGGCACTGGATCATTTGATAAGATCATGTCTGCTATGCAGATTAGACTTGAAGAAGAGTTTAGTCAGGGTAGGATTACCGGAGATGACTATGCCAATGTCTACTTAGGAGCCATGACTGCCAGTATGCAACAGGCTGTCGCTTTTGTCTTAGGTAAGCAGAACTCTGATGCACAGGCAGAGCTTACTAGAGCGCAGACCTGTAATACCGTTGCTGATAGACTAAATATCCCTAAACAAGGTGCTTTACTAGATGCACAAACCCTAAATACGATAAAACAAGTTGAGATTGCTACGGCTGAGATTGCGATTAAAACCCAACAAGTATTAGAATCTATTGAAAATGTTTCTATTGCCCGTGCCAAGTTAGTTAATATTCCTAAAGAGGGATCTTTGCTTGATGCACAAGTATCTAACGCAACTAAACAAGGTTTACTGGTAGATGTACAGAAGGCAGAGGTAACTGCCCAGATTGATGGCATTGTTGCTGATATATTAAATAAACCAAAACAAGGAGCTTTACTGGATCAACAAGTTGTTTTAGCTCAAGCTGATGCTATTAATAAGGTTAGAGAAGGCGTAGTACTGGATAGACAAGCTGATAAGACCCATGCTGAAGAACTATTGCTTAGACATAAATCTATTACTGAAAATGCTCAGTATGATGATAATGTGACAGACATCGTTGGGGCAACTATTGCTGTAACAGGCGTAATAAATAAGCAGAAGCTGCTGTATAAAGCACAGACAGATGGTTTCGCTAGGGATGCGGAACAGAAGCTGGCTAAGATCATGGCTGATACTTGGAACATCCGAAGATCTACTGACAGTGGGTTAACTACTGCGGGTACAGGCTTAGAAGATACCAATATTCAGTCTGTAATTATTAAAGCCCAGTCAGGCATAGGGATTTAGAGTTATGGGG